GGAAGTTTGGAAAAAAGCAAATCCAAATTATGGGATTAGTTTACGAAAAGAATATATGAAAAGAGAATCACAAAGAGCAATAGATGTTCCTTCATATCAAAATACTTTTAAAAGATTAATGCTTAATATATGGACTGATTCTTTAACCGCTTGGATTCCAAATAGTGATTGGGAAAAATGTGAGGGGGAAATTGATTTAGAAAAATTAAAAGGAAAAGAATGCTGGGCTGGTTTAGATTTAGCAAGTACAAGAGATATATCAGCCCTTGTATTATTATTTAAAGATGATGATAAATTTTTAACTGTTCCATATTTTTTCATTCCAGAAGAAAACGCAAAGAAAAGAAGTGAAAGAGATAAAGTTGATTATGTTACTTGGGGAAAACAAAATCATTTAATATTTACAGAGGGAGATGTTGCTGATTATAATTTTATTAAACATAAAATCATGGAGCTTGGATCAATGTTTAATATACAATCTATAGCCTATGACCGTTGGGGGGCTTCGCAGTTAGTGATTGATCTTACAAATGAGGGTGTTCCGATGAGTCCTTTTGGGCAAGGTTTTCGCTCTATGTCAGCTCCAACAAAAGAATTAGAAAAGTTAATTTTAGGAAGTCAAATTATACATAATGGGAATCCTGTTATGAATTGGATGCTTTCAAATATAGCTATTCAGGAAGATCCTGCTGGAAATATAAAACCTAATAAAGCAAAATCAACAGAAAAAATTGATGGATTAGTAGCTTTAATTATGGCTTTAGGTGAGTATATGACAGGAGAGGATGTTAGTTCTATTTATGATAATCGAGGTTTATTAATGTTATGATGAAAGAAAAATTATTATTAATTTCTGCTGATGGTTTTATTAGAGAGTTTTGGAAAAAAACAAAGAAACATAAAACATTAATTTCAGCTTATGAAGAATTAGAAATTGAATATCAAGAAATATTTGGCAAAAGAAGATACTCAGATTATGATTCTTTTAGGGTTTGCCGAGATAGAAAAATAAAAAGAAAATAAAGAAACAATGTTTCGTGATTACTCTTTTATCAATTCGTATTATTGATAAAAATTTTATATCGTGGGAATACTGCAAAACATTCAAAACTATTTTAGAGGCTCAGAAAAAAAAGAACAAAGATCAATAAATTATTCATTTCCTTATGGAGCTGGAACTCAGATAACTCCTGATAAAGCAATGACTTTCTCAGCTGTATGGGCGGCTATCAGATTACTTTCTGAATCGGTTTCAACTTTACCTTTAAACGTATTTAGAACTAAATCAAATGGAGATAAACAATTGGTTGAAAATGAATTATCTTATCTTTTAAGATTTCAGCCTAATGGATACCAAAATAAAATTGTTTTTATAGAGCAGATAATGATGGATCTTTTAACGAATGGAAATAGCTACGTTAAGATAGTTAGAAATCGTTTAGGGCGTCCAATAGAATTACTACCTTTTAAATACCAAAACATAGAAACTTATGTTATGGATAATAAAGTTTATTATACTGATGATGATAGCGGAGAAACTATTGATTCCGAAAACATGCTTCATTTTAAATTAATCACTGGAAGCGATGGTATAACTGGCTTATCTCCAATAGATCAATGTAGAGCGGCTATAGGATGGTACGGCGACTTGGAAGAATACGGTAGAACATTCTTCAAAAATGGCGCAAAGTTATCAGGAATATTAAAAACTGATCGCGCATTATCGGAACAGGCGATTGATAGATTGAGAAATAGTTTTAATAATAATTACTCTCAATTAAGCGGATCAAATCAAACAGCGGTATTAGAGGAAGGACTGTCATTTCAGCCCGTTTCCATAAGCGCAGATCAGGCACAGTTTTTAGCGTCCAGAGAATTTAGTGTACAAGAAGTCTGTCGTATTTTCTCAATCAAGCCTCATATGCTCGCTGATCTTTCTAAATCCAGTTTCAATAACATCGAGATGCAATCTCAAGAATTTGTTTCTTATACTTTAATGCCGTACTTAACTAAAATAGAAATGGAGATGGGATTAAAATTATTTAGAAAAAGTAATGTAGGGAAAGAGTATGTTAAATTCAATGTTAATGGATTACTTAGAGGAAACATAAAAGATAGAGCAGATTATTACAAAACAGCTATAACAAATGGATGGATGTCAATAAATGAAGTTAGAAAATTTGAAGAAATGAATATGATTGATTCTGGATCTAAGCATTTTATGCAAATGAACATGACTACAATAGAAAAAATTGGAGAGGATGCCAGCTGAGCAATGTAATAATGGAAAATGGAAATGGGGGAAAACTGGAGCTTGTAAATACGATTCTAAGTTAGAAGCTGAGAATGATAATAAGGATTACTATAGAGCTTTAGAAGATATTGATTTGACTCCAACTAAAGGAATGGTAGAAGCTGCAAAAAGAGGATTGGAATTGAGAGAGGAGTTTGGTAGAGGTGGAACAGAAGTAGGAGTTAAAACAGCAAACATGATAATTGATAATCAATTAACAATTGAAAGAATCATTAAAATGTATGCTTATTTTAAAAGACATGAAGTAGATAAAGAAGCGGAAGGATTTAATTCAGGAGAGGAAGGATACCCAAGCGCTGGAAAGATAGCATGGATGTTGTGGGGAGATGATGCGGGAATGGCGTTTAGTGAAAGAAAGAGAAACGAAATTAATGAAGAAAAATTAAAAGAAGAAAAAATGGATAAAAGACATATTAAAAAAGTAATAGAGGATGATAAAACTGTTACTATTGTATTTGGTAAAAGTGAGGAATGGGAAGGCGTCGATATAGATGTAAACGATGATAATGAAGAAATACAAGAGGAAATTACAGAAGAATCATGCGAAGTATGTGATGAAAGATCATGCGATCCATGTGAAAACGAAAGTAGAAATATATGGAATAAAAAATATAATAATGAAAGTATGGAAAAAAGAGTTTATACAATAGAAACAAGAGTTAAAAAAGATGAAGATGATAAAGAAATGGTTGAAGGTTATGCAAGTATATTTAATTCAAGATCAGAAAATCTTGGAAATTTTTATGAATATATTTCTCCTGATGCTATTAGCCAAGAAACTATCGATAAATCTGATGTAAGGGCTTTAATAAATCATGATGAGTCTTTAATTCTTGCTCGTAGTACTGCTGGAACTTTAAAATTATCAGTTGATCAAAAAGGATTAAAATACAGTTTTGATATTCCTGAAACTACTTATGGGCGTGATTTAGCAATAAATATGAAAAATGGGAATATAACTCAATCATCATTTGCTTTTACAGTTGCAGAAGATGATTGGACTACTGATGCGGCTGGGAATGACATTAGAACGATAACAAAGATAGATCGATTATATGATGTATCTCCAGTCTCTTTCCCTGCTTATAGTCAAGCGGAAGCTGATTTAGTAGTTGCAAAAAGAGGCTTAGCTTGTTATAAAGAAACACTCAAAAAAGAAGATGAGGAAAAAGATTTAGTTGCGCGATCGTTGGCGCAGTTAAAAATTGAATTAATAAAACGAAATAAATAATTAAAAATAATAAAAATGAAATCAAGTATTGAATTAAAAGAATTGAGATCAGATTTTATTTCTAAGTTAGAAGTTATTAAAGAAGTAGCTACTGCTGAGGAAAGAGATTTGACTCAAGATGAAAACAAAGATATGGATTCTATTTTAAAACAAATAGATGATGTTGATGTTAAAATTGAAAGAGCTGAGAAAGTAGAATCTGAGCTTAGAAAAAACGTAAAACTTGCTGGAATACCAGTTGGAAAAGTTGACGTTGAGAAAGAAACAAGAGGATGGAGTTTATTTAAAGCAATAAACGAAGTTCGTAATGGTGGGAAACTTACTGGAATAGAAGCTGAATTACATCAGGAAGCTGAAGTTGAAGGTAGAAAATCTTTACAAGGTATTGGTATTCCTACAATGATGACTGAAAAAAGAGCTGTAATTGATCAGGGTACATCTGCAATTGCTCCAACTGCAATAGGTGCTTACGTTGACGCTTTACAAGCTGATGGTCTTTATAATAGAGTTGGAATTAGTGATTTAGGAACTGTTGCTGCTGATACTGTTCTTCCAATCGCTGGGGGTTCTACTGTAGCTTGGGCTGCTGAAAATGGATCTGCTTCTGATGGTGGCGCTGATTTTGGTAAAGTAACTTTATCTCCAAATAGAATCACTGGTTATGCTGATTTATCTAATGTTATTCTTGCTCAAAATGGAACTGCTGCTGAGGCTTCAGTTATGAGAGATATGGGAAGAAACATGGCTACTCAAATTGATGCTGCAATGTTTGGATCATCTAATGTATCAAACGCTCCAACTGCTATAGCTCAAACTTCAGGATGCTTAACATTTACAGAAGCTACTTTTGGATCTGGATCTGTTGCTTCTGATATGTTAGAAGCTATACAAACAATAGCTAATAATCATGGATTAGATGGAAATCTTGGCTTCGTTAACTCTTGGGAGTTATACTCTGCTATTAAGCAAGAAGCTATGGTATCATCAACTTATCCTTTATATGTAGATGACAAATTAGCTGGTTACAATGGATGGTTCTCTAGCGCTCCTGCTAAATCTGCTGGTGCTTCTGGAGATGGTTTGTTTGGTGATTTTAGTAGAGTTTATATGGCTACTTTTGGGCCATCTAACATAATCGTAGATCCTTATAGCGCGGCTACCTCTGGAGCTGTTAGGTTGATTATGAATAACTATATGGATTTTGGAGTTGCTTCTGGTGCTTCATTTGTGAAATATACTACTTTAATTGCATAATTAATTAGTTAGTTATTAATTTTAAAAGAGCTGGTTGTTATTCAGCTGGCTCTTTTTTTTTAAAAAAATATAAAATGTCTCATATACATATTGAAAATATTCCAGTAATGCAGCCTTATTCTCCTGAGAGAAGTGTTACTGTTCATACAGCAAACACTAACGCTTTGTTGACTACAGCAGAAACTAAAACTCATTTAAAAGTTGATACTACTGCAGATGATACTTTAATTGATAATTTAATACTTGCGGCAACTCAATCATGTGAGATATATACAAATAGATATTTTTTAAATACTATTTTAGTACAACAATCAGACACTTGGAATGGAATAAGAAATTTATACAAGAGTAAAGTTAGCTCAGTTACTCATATAAAATATTATGATACAGATAATGCTCAACAAACTTGGGCTAGCGAAAATTATATTGTAGATGTATCGAGCAAGCCTGCAAGAATAGGCTTAGCTCCTGATAAATCTTTTCCTGATTTAGCAGATAGAATAAACGCTGTTGAGGTTAAATATACTGTAGGATATGGAGATACTGGAGCTACAGTACCAGAAGGGATCAAGCAAGCTGTTCTATTATGTATTGGAAATTGGTATCAAAACAGGCAAAGCGTAGTAACTGGAACAATAGCAACTGAATTGCCTTTATCAAGTCAATATTTATTAGATCAATATAAAGTACAAGTATGTTAAAAATTGGGGATTTAGATAGAAGAATAATAATCGAAAGACCTACCCCAGTAATTAATAAATATGGGGAGAGAACTTTTACTTGGGCTACTTTATATACTGTTTGGGCAAAGATAGATTGGAAAAGAAGTAATAGAAAAGAAGAATCTCAGGAATTGGTACAAACAACTGATTTAACATTTTTCATTAGAAATATAGGAGTTGAAATTGTGGGGGATTATAGAATAAACTATGATTCAAAATATTACTATATACATGGTGTTAAAGAAGTTGATGGGAGAAAAGAATTTATAGAATTAGAAACAAAATTAAAAGATAATAGATAGATGGCTGATGGTGTTACAATGAATATTCAAGGAATTAAAGAGATTCGAGAGATGTTTAATCAAATGCCTAAAGAAGTTAAGCAAGATGTGATATGGAGCGCTTTTTGGAGAAAACAAACAAAAGATTTAATTAATATAACAAAATCTAAAATTAAAGATGCAAAAGAAGATATACCTTATCCTCCTGCTTATAAAAGATGGTTAACATCAAATTCAAATTCTGGTTCTGAATATACTGGGCCTATGATTAAAAAAGGAACTTTAAAAGAGTCAATTGGTTTTTTCAGAACTAAAGCTTCTAAGAAGTTTTTAGGAGGTTACGTTGGGCCAAGAGTTAAAGGAAAATTTAGGAAAGAGCATGGGGGATATTATGGGGCTTGGGTAAATTATGGATCAGATGTTAAATTTTTTGGAGAGTATAAAGGAAAAAAAACCAGAAACAAAAATTTTATGCAAAAAGCTTGGAATCAAGGTCATAAGGGGGTTTTAAGGAATGGACTGGCAGAAGCTGAAAAAATATTTAAAAGAAAGATGAAGGCTTACGAAAAAAGAATGACAAAATTTGGTAAATTAGGATATTAACATGCATATAGGAAGAGCAATATATAAAATTTTAACTGATGATCAAGCTGTTTATCAAACTGTAGAAAACAGGATTGCTCCAAATGTTATGGCACAAACTACTAATTTTCCTTTTATTGTTTATGATGTATCAAGAGATGATCCTGAGGGAGTTAAAGAATCAACAGCTCCTTTAGATAGTTACGATATAATGGTTTCATGTTATGCTGAGGATTATAAATCAGCTTCTGATTTAGCTAATTATATCCGAACTGCTTTAGATAGAAAGAGCGGGAATTTTTATGGAGTTGATATACAAAGCATAGATTTCGATGGTTACGATGATATTTTTGATGATATGAGTGGAGCTGATGGAATATATAGAAAAGCTTTAGATTTTAAAGTTAGAGTTACAAATTCATTAAATAATATTTACTCAACTAAGTTTGATGGAGTTGATGAGTTTGTTTCTATTCCTGCAATAACAAATAATAAAACAAATGGATCAGTTGCTTTTTGGTTAAAAGTTGGAAACGTTTCTTCTGGCTTTACTTTGTGGCGTACAGAAGTTGATGCTAATAATTTAATCCAAATATTTCATAATTATTCTTTAAATGAGATTAGAGTAGTATATAAAGGCGGAGGGACTGCTATTAACGCAGCGATTACAGATTCAATCCGAAATGATGGAAATTGGCATCATATTGCAGCTACATGGTCAGATAGTGCTGATCAATTAAAAATTTATTTAGATGGAGCTTTAAAAGCAACTACTACAAGCGTACCAACAATAACAGGATCTTTTGGATCATCAGCTATTGGATATAATTTAACAAATAATTATTTTTTAGGAAATATAGATGAGTTTGCTTTATTTAATACAACTTTAACAGCTACTCAAATAACAGATATATATAATGATGGATTCCCTACATCTTTAAATGGTATAGATGGATTACAAGGTTATTATAAAATGGGAGATGGATCAACATATCCTACAATTAATGATGATAGTACAAATAGTAATAATGGAACATTAACAAATGGAATAGCTTCTGATTTTTCAGCAGATGTTCCAGAAGGATAAATATATGAAAATAAATTATGTCATAATAAATAGAGAATACGTTGAATCAATTGATTTTCAACAAGTTATAGAAACATCAGCCTCAACTTTAAGATATAGTATAGATGGGAATAAAACTATTGTTAAATTTATAGGGGATGTTCCTACTTTTTTAGAAGGGGAAACTACTTATTCTCATAGTGAAATAATAGAAATAATAAATGATCCAAACAATGGATGGATCGAAGATATTAATTAAAAACAAAAAAAATGATAGTAAAATTAATCAAGGATTTAGAAATATATAATAAAATTATAGTTAAAGGGAGAGAGATGGATGTTACTCAAAAATATGCTCAGGAACTTGCAAATGATGGATATATCGACAATCCTTTTAAGGAAAAGAAAACAAAAAAAACAAAAAAAAATAAAGCTTCTAATGAGGAGCAAGAAATTGAATTATAAACTTTAAAAATAAAATAAAATGGCACAAATAAATGGAATTTTAAACGGAACGGACATAAAGGTCTATAATGCTGGTACTCTTATAGCTTTTGCTACGAGTGGAACTATCAATATAAATCATAATCCAAGAAGTACCTCTAATAAAGAAGATGGGGGATGGGAGAGTTCATTAGAAGGTTATCGATCTTTTGATGTATCTATTGATGCAATGTATGCTTGGAATGACGCTACGGGAGGTACATTATCGACTACAACCTTAAGCGAATTATATACAAATTATATACATACAAGAACATCTTTTGAGATAACCTTTGGAGATACTGGCTCTGATACAGGAGATACTAAATATACAGGAACTGTATTTATGACATCAGCAAGTCTTACAGCTCCAAATGAGGATTCAGCAACGTTTTCAGCTTCTTTTCAAGGAACTGGAGCATTGACTCAAACTGTAGCAACATAATTATATATCAAAGCCTGCCTCGATGTTTTCTTTTCTGGGTATCGGGGTGGGTTTTTTTAAAACAGAAAAGAGAAAAAACTTAGAAAAATGAAATACGAAATATTTGAAATTAACGATAAAAAGTTTCCTGTACGTTTTGGATTCAATTCGCTTAGGAAATTTAGTTTAAAAACAGGAGCAACATTAAACGATTTAAATAAATTGTCTAATGGAGAAATGACTTTTAATGATGCTTTTGTTTTAATTTATTGCGGGCTTGAAGATGGTCATAGGGCTTCAAAACAAAAATTTAGAATGTCATTAGATGATGTTACTGATATGTTTGATGGCAATATGGATAAAATGCAAGATATTTTTAGCCTCTTAGCTAAAGCAATGAATAACGATTCAAAAGGGGGAAAGAAGAGCCCAGCGACAAAGGGGAAGAGCTAAGCTGGGATAAACTCGAAGAAATCGCTTTTGGATATTTAAATTTAGGAGTTGATGAATTTTATGATATGCTTCCCCGAGAGTTTTGGAATAGAGTAAATGGATTCTATAAACTTGAAAATATGAGGGAGCGGCAAAATTGGGAAAGGGAAAGATGGTCAACTTGTATTTTAGTTAATATGCAAGTTACTAAAGGTAAAAGGATAAAACCAACAGATTTGATAACATTTGATTGGGAGCAAGATAAAAAGAAAGTAGATTTTGAAGAATTAAAAAATAGAGCTGAATACATTAAAAAATTAGAAGAGCATGGCAAATAAGAGCGTAGGCCTCCTTACATTTTCATTTGGAGCTAATATGGACGGTTTCAACAGAGCAATGTCTAAGGCTGAAAAGAAACTCACAAAATTTGGAAAAAATTTACAAAGGACTGGAAAGTCCATGAGCTTATCAATTACGCTTCCAATGATAGCTATGGGAGCGGCAGCTGTAAAATTTGGATCAGATTTAGAGGAAACTGATGCTAAGTTTAGAACTGTATTTTCATCAATAGAAGATCAAGCTGTTAAAACTGCTGATGCCTTAGCTAATTCTTTTGGATTATCTGAATTAGCGTCTAAACAATTATTATCCTCAACTGGAGATTTGTTAGTTGGTTTTGGCTTTACAGAAGCCTCAGCTTTACAATTATCTGAACAGGTTAATCGTTTAGCTATTGACTTGGCTTCTTTCTCTAATTTTGAGGGAGGAGCAACTGGAGCATCTCAAGCTTTAACAAAAGCATTGCTTGGGGAAACTGAATCAGCAAAAGCTTTAGGAATCGTTATAAGACAAAATACAGGAGATTATAAGGATAGAACAAAAGAGATAATGGCTTCTCAGGGAGTCAGTGAGATTCAAGCAAAAGCAATTAATAATTTAGAAATCGCTACAAAGCAAAGTTCTAAAGCAATTGGAGATTTTAACCGAACCTCAGAATCTTTTGCTAATCAGTTAAGACAGGCAAAAGAAGAATTAATAAATATTGCTTCAGGTTTTGGTCAAATATTAATTCCTCATGTAAAAATTGCTTTGGGATATTTTAGAGATTTAGCTTCAAGATTCAATGATTTGAGTCAAGATACCAAAGAAATGATCGTTATAATTGCTGGATTAGCTGCTGCTTTAGGCCCTGCTTTAATTGTAATAGGAAAAATGTCTTTAGGTGTTATTGCTTTAAAAAATGCTTTTGTAGCTTTGGGATCTTTTATAAAAGCTAGTCCTTATATTTTTGCTACTACTGTAATATTAGGGGCAGTTGCTGCCTTATCAAAATACATGGATTCTTTAGATACATCTATTGATAAAACCAAAATTTTAGCAGATATAACGGCAGAAGCCGAAGCATCTATTGCTGGTCAATTAACAGATATTGAATTATTAGTGCAAGCTATAAATTCGGAAAATGTTGCAATGGATGATAAAATAAAAGCTTTAAATACATTGAAAGAAATGTATCCTGATTTTTATGGAGAAATTGATCAGGCTTCTATGTCGACTGATTTATTAAAAAGGAAAACTGATGAGCTAACTAAAACTATGATGGATCAAGCTAAAGTTGAGGCGATGAGAAAATCTATCACTGATTTAACTGCTGATATTTTAAGGATGGAAGCTGAGGCTTCAGCTCCAAGAGCGAGAGGATGGGAAGAAATAGCAATTGGGAATTTGATTGGAGATGATACATATAGGGCAAGAGGTAGAACTCAATTAACAAATTTATTTGATACCTCCGATGAGCAAATGAAGAAAAAAGTAAAGATGTTGCAATTTTTGAAAAAAGAATATATAGATCTCACGGCGGCTATGGGAGATCCTATTCAATTGCAGACTCAAAGAGTCTCAAAAGTTGGTACTACTGGCCCAAATGTAGTAGATGATAAATTAGATGAATCAACTAATAATGAATTAAACGAAACTATAAAAATCTTAAAACGATTCTATCAACAATCTCAGAATTTAGAAAAACAAAATTTATTAGAAAGTGCTATTACGCAAGAAGAATTTAATAAAAGAGCTTTAGAAGATAGGCTTGGATATTTGGAGCAAGTATTACAAGTTACTAAAGATTTTGGGGAGGATACTACAAATATTGAGGCTGAGGTATTACAAACTCGGCTTGACATGCAAGGAGAGATTACAGAATCAATAATTAAAACTACTGAGGCTCAAAAATTATTAAATGCTGGATCTGAATTACTTGGAGATGTTTTAGCTAGCTCTTTAAACTCTGCTCTTGATAGTCAGGAAAACTTTTTTCAAGTATTTGTTCAAAACATTAAAAAGGCTATTAGACAATTGTTAATTCAGTTAGCTATTATGACAATGATAGATGTTTTACTCGGTGGAAAAAATTTATCTAAAGCTCTAATTATGGGTAATGCTACTAAAGTAATGGGATTTGCGGATGGGGGTTTAGTAACTGGGCCAACTATGGGATTAGTGGGTGAAGGCTCAGGAACTACTTATTCAAATCCTGAGGTTATCGCTCCTTTAGATAAATTACAACAATATATTGGAGGATCAAACACTGTTCAGGTGGAAGGAGTAATTAAAGGAAATGATATATTTATTGCAAACGCTAAAACAAAATTCAACAGAAGAAGAACATCTTAAAATATGGCAAGGACTGCATACGGTTTACATGAATACGCTACATCAACAATAGAATCAATGAATGGTACTATTTACACTTTAACAATATGGACTACTATTTCGGGAAGTTCAGTTCCTGAGTATGTTTTAGGGCCTGAGGGAGCTGTAATAAGTTATGAAACAGAAGATCAAGATGATAAAAATTCTCCAATATTATCATCATCTTTAACAGTGCCAATTTTAGTAGAAGATTTAACTCAACAAATAGCAATTAATAATTTCAGATCATCTTTACCTGAAAAAAGTTGCTGGATAACTATTAGAAGGGGTACATCAGGATCATATATTTGGTGTGGGTATGTTATAGCTGAACTTGAAAATAGAGAAGATACCTCTTTTCCTTATGAAACAAAATTAACTGCAATTGATGGAATAGCAACTTTAAAAGAAGTACCTTTTTTAAGAGAAACAAACTCATCAACTGGAGCTACCCCAACTTTTCCTTATGTTAGGCAAGATACTTGGGATAATGCTGGCTATCAACGGTTGATTGGAAATTCAAATTCTTGGTTTGTTAGATTAATAGATAATGTTGGTCAATTGTTATCTACTGATGATACTGGAGGACAATTAGACAATTATACAATTCAAACAGCTTTTAATTGGTGGAATGAGGATATGAGTGGAAGCCCAGCGGCTGGTACTGATCCTTTAGCATTAATGCAAATTTGCATGAGAAACTTTTATTCCGAAGGGGAAAATGGCTCGTACAATGTAAGTAGTGTTTATGAGGTTTTGAGATCTATTTGTCTTAATTTTAATTTGAGATTTTTATATTGGAATCATACTTTTTATTTTATACAAATAGGAGAATATAAAGCGGATGAGCAAGGATCTGAGCCATATACTGCTCCAGTCAATATTCCTACAAGAGAATATTTTTATAATGGTGGAACAAAAGCTGATAATAATTATCTTGGAAATACAAACTATTCATTGTATAAAATGAAATATGAAAACGCAACTAATCCATCTAAAGGTTTGCAAAAACTATCAGGAGGATCATATCAAGCTTTACCTGCTATAAAGAAAACGATAGTATCATTTCAAGAAAAAATTGGGCCGAATCTATTTAACGGCTATCCATTATTTGTAACTCATAATACAATAAGTGGAATTAGTAATTCCTATAACGCTACAAATGCTTATTTTAGTTTATATCAGCGACCTCAACAGGGCCAGAATTATCAAACAATGATTATAAATGACGCAAAAGATTTAAGCGGCTTCTTATGTAGAATTTATTGCGATTTTACAAACACAACAGATAGTGATTTAGTAATGGAAGTTTTATGGACTATTCGCGCTAAGCCTCAAAGCTCAAGTTTTGGAGATGCTGATAATAAAGTTTTAAAAAGAGTACAATATACAAATTACGCTCAATTAGAATGGGTTACGCAAGCATCATTGGGATTATCTAATAATCAGGAATATATTTACGATCAAATAGTTGTTCCTTCAACTGCTGGATTGGGTGGCCCTACAACTGTTGAAATTTTTAATAGTTCTACAAGTCAGACTACAAATACTCAGCCTTTTGGGGGAGCTAACAGTGGTCTTATTCCTGTTCATGCAGATTTTTCAGGAGATTGGGAATTTGAATTATATAGCTTTACTCAATACAATACTCAAGCGGCAGCGGGAGAAAGGTTTACTACGCAAGGGATGGCGGCTAACTATTCTCATGGGAGAGTAGTTAGTATTGTAAATGGAACAGCTAACAATTCTGATGGTAGTACTTCATCATTATCAGACATTCCTACATCTTATGTTTTAGATTATGTAGATACAGCAGATATTAACTTAAATCCTCCTTTTACGAGTGAATTTAGGCCAGTAAGTACGCAAACAACGGATTATAATGTTGATGGAACAGAAACGCAAGTTACTCAGGACTCCAACGATACGTTTGTTTATGATTTAGGATTACTAAATTTTGGAGATACAACAGGAGCGACATCTTTTAGCTCTATTAAAGTCTATAATGGGTCTGCTTGGGTTTTCACTAATCGAGATGGAAAATGGGCAGTTGGTTCATATACTTGGAATGGATCAGCTTTTGTTTATGCAACTCCGACATATAACAAAAAATTAATTGTTTTATTAAGTGAAGTAGTTTTATATCAACAATCTAAAAGCATTTTAAGAATGTCTGGAACATCAGCTTTATCAGTTAATGATAGATATTATTCTGGATCTACAAAATTAAAATATAATAATCCAATTGCAAAAATTTTAGATACAAATGATGATGAATATATATTTTTAACTGGATCTTATAATCTTACTAAAGATGAATTTTCAGGAGAATATATCGCTCAATCTTACAATGTCCCAACAACAGTATTAACAGGAGAAAGAAATATTGTCATTCGAGATAAAAGAGAGGATGGCAGTGGTTTCATACCTTAATAATTAAATAAAATGGCAGACGCTCCTTCAATAATTAATAATTTAGACACCCAAGGCAAAAAAAATCAACTTAGGCTTGGTAGATTAACGGCTGAATATGGGGATGGAGATACTATTACATCAATTGCATGCAGTCCTTTAACAACAGCTTTAAAAGAGGGAGATGTTATTATGATAAATGGGCAAAGCATGACTTTATCTGCTGGAGCTGCAGCATCTGCTACATCCATCTCAATTAATTCGGTAGCTTTATCTCAAACTATGATGAGAGGAAATTCAATCGAGATAGATCAGGAAAATTTATTTACTCAATATCAAAGAAAGACATCAGGGCAAATTGGGGGAATGCCAGTAACAACTGATAGTTTAGGCCCAATTACTTATTCAGGAGGTAAATATACCATAAAAGGAGCTCACACTCAATATATTAAAATATTGCCGAGGGATTTTATGATTAATGAAGATGGATCAGATGAGCCTTTATATTTTAAAGATGCAACAAATACAGGATTACAAGTTAACAATGCAGATCAAGAAATGATTGCAACTGTTAATAT